ACGCTAATCATATCCGCTATTCCAGCTATTTTTGGAAGATAGAGTAAAATTACTATATCATTCGTGCTGCTAATATACGTCTTTTTTATCGGAATATATGTCAATACAAAGCATTTTCCTGTTTCAGAGTCCTTTTTTACTTCTTTATATATTGGAATACTAAAAGTAAGTAAGGCAGTTCTTAATTGGTCAAGGACATTAAATATCGTATTGGTCATATTATCGAATTATTACCTAAATAATTGCCGTTTTTATAATACTAAAGACATAACCTGCATCTGGTTTAAAATAATCTAAAACCGTTCTGCCTCTTGCTTCTACTGTTCCTGCATACGGAGCTGCTGCAAATACTATTCCAACAAGTCCAAATTCAGGAATCTGAGTGCCATTCGGAAGTTCTGATTTTCCAAGTACAAATTGTTCAAGAGCATTTTGAAAGTCAATAATTCCAAGTGCGGGGTCTTTCCCCGAAACTGAGCTCACATCCCATCTTTTAATTTCCTCTCTATCCTTTAATACTACAACTCCAATTGATGATTCAAGCTCTCCTTTTATATTCATAAAAGTGTGCCCTGAACGAGCTTTAGAAGCAATTTCTTGACATACATCAAATAACGCATCCGTGAGTTTACCTTCATCAAAAGCAACCTCAGTTTTTTTATCGAGCTTACTAATAATTTGCGGCATCGTCCATTTTTGCGTCATTGTACCCATATCTCGATATTCTTTTCAGTTGGGAAAATAGATACGATTACTCCTTTGCTTCCATTACAAGTAACTTCTGCTCCTAACTTAAAATCAATCTTAGAATTTACTGGAACGAACATTTTATATTGAACTCTAACAAAAGAGCCTGCATAATTGACCGATTCATTCCCCATCCTCAATTGATAATCAGCAAAGAACGGTGTATCAACCCCATCGCTTATAGGATCTCCATTTTCATTTAGAATAGGGTCTCCAGTTATAATAGACGGAAAGGAATATCTTACCATGAGCTTCCATTCACTACAATTCCAATATTAGGCTCGACATATATTATTCCAACCGAAGCTAAAATAGCCTTTCCTTGATTGTACAGATACGACCTTGATTCATTCGATGTAGTCTCAGATGTGTATCCTTGCTTATAATCTCCTGAAATCGCCTTATCAATCATACCTAAAGCCATTGAAGCCTTATTGTCACTTGTCCCAGCTACATCTAAGTCGTATAGTCCCAATGCAAGAGTTCCCACTGCTGCATCGGGGTTATACGCCATATATGCATCTAAATTAGTCATTTTATGCAGTTGCGTCAGTAATCAGAATACTCATTTGATTCATCAGAGTTGGAACACAGATAGAAGATAATTCACTTTCGATAGTTACCTTGCCTCTATCGCTACGGGTAGACAACAGGACGTGATTAACATCTTGATAAATTACATTTGAATCTGGTCTACGTTGTTCATCAGAAGGAGTCCACAAGTATTGAGCGATTGTAGTTCCTACGTGAGCAGTAACACGACCATCAATAAACGCTGCCGTTGCGGCTGCTGCGGTTGTACCATCTGAATTGTATTTAGACACCATAGTATCTTCAATAGTGATCGTTGGTAACATCATTCCATCAACTAAAATTTTGTTTACAGCTTCCAAAGAAGGAGTACCCATATATTTAGTAGTAGTCGATCCATCAGAGAAGTAACTTGTCATGGCAGCTTTTGTAGAAGCCTGTGCCTGCAATAATGACCATGTTTTACGGTTCATGGTGAAGTTATCCACAATTACACCGTAAGTGTTATACATTCTCCAATAAAGAGTTTTCAAGTCTTCCAATCCATTTGCAGTTGCAGCAGTAGCCCAAACTGTACTAACGTTAGATTTATCAATTCCCCAATCAATAGACATTCCTAAACCCGATAAGTTGTCGGCTGCTAAAATTGTTGATGTACCGTTAGAGAATGCTTCGAAGAATAATTTATCCTGTGAGATAAGAGGTCCTACTGATAACCTTTCAAAATAATTGAAAAGGAATTTAATAAGTTGCTGTGGCTGAACCATGTTATTGGCAATACCATGTTCTAATTGACCAATTTTGGTAAATTCCTTTGCAGTGAAAGTAACCTTGTTACCAAACGTAGGCATATCACCGTACATATCAAGCGGTTTTTCAGTCCCGATTATTGGCTTACCCGAATATGGATCAATCAAAGATGCCATTGGTACTCGTCCGTTCAATGCAGCAACAGCCTTCCACTCACGAGTTTCCGAATATACATCTTCTGTGTACATAGGAAATTTAGGGGTTTTAAAAGCCGGAGCTAATTCCCTCACAAAATCTTGGAATTGCGTAGGGTCTTGTATAAGTTCGTTGAATGAAATCATTTCAGTATGATAAGAGGGTTAAGAGCACTAACAGTTAAAGCGGAAATAGAATGAGGAATACGTGCCATTGGAACCCATTGATCAATACATATAATGCACGTTACCGAAGTTCCAGCAATTATCTTAGTGGTATTACCCAATAAACAATTAGCTGTATATTTTACAGCGGGAGTAGCTCCGGCAGCAGTGGCTTGGGTTATGATAGCTCCGGCAGCTATGCCTGTTACGGCAGCCCCAAAAGTAATCACATCGTAAGCAGCATTAGTAGTGTCAATAGCAGTAATGGCTACTGCATCTCCAGATACGTAACCAAATTCACCTACTTTTAATAAGTGGTTTTTATTTACACGAGGAGCGGTTGTAGTTCCACCAGTAATGACGGTAGCAGCTTTAACCACATGAGCCATTTTAGTAGCGTAGTCCAAATACATAGGAGCACCTTTTAATAGGTATCCACCGTTTTTAGCTGCATCCAATTCGGTTACATCTAATACACCACCGCCCAAACCATCGGTACAGGCAAGCAATTCATCCCAAATCTTTGGGTCGGGTGCAGGAGCGGTATTTTTTACAAAATAGGGCATAGTTTTTATTTTTTAGTTGTTTTATCAGTCACAAAACTTTTTACTGCGCTTGAAAAATCAGCGTCTAATTTACCAGCAGGGTTGCTTGAACTTGAACTTGTCGCATAAGATTTAAGACCTCGACTAACCATTAATTGACGATACTTATCAGCAGCAGCATCAATCTCTGCATTTGTAGCAGTAATTGGTAATGAACTTTTAAGCATGGTTACTTCTAATGGGTCAAATCCTTTTGTCTTTGTTTCTACATAAGCATCAAATTGAGCTTTTGCGGTAGTTTCTTTCGTAGTTTTAATATCACCCATAAGCAAGTCAAGTTTGTCTTGTATTGCTTTTAATTCGGGCGAAACTACTGTTTCGGTAGGTTTTACTTCTGCTGGTTTACTTCTCGCTTTATCAAGAAGAGCCTGCAAGGTTTTTACCGTACCTCCGTCTGCTAATTTCTTTAACTCGTCCTCTGTATATTCCGTAATGTCTTTCGGTTTCGTTGTGAATGTTTTGGCAGTACCAACCCATGTATCTAACGCCTCCTGTGTCTCAAACGAAATCCCAATTGCGAGTTTTTCATCAATCCCCTCCGATTGGAGTTTACTGACTATTACTTCATTTTCAATCATAGTGTTTATTTAATTTGTTGCAAATATAATTAATTCTTCAATTAGTATAACTTTTTTATAGTTAAAGATTGTTATTAGTTCAAACCTTGTTGATTCCTCTGATTCTCTGCCGCACTCGCAGTAATTTTTAAGTTAGCCTCAACCTTTGCTTTAGCTGCTGCATCTGCCGCAACCTTAGCTTTCAATTGTGCTTCCGATGCCGTTTCGCTTTTAAGTTCCTCCATTGTTTCAGGCGTATTGATCGTCAATATCCTTACAGCGTTCTCAACCGATGTGATCCCCGCACCAACGGCAACAGCAAGCATATTGACAGTTTCATCAACCGATGATGGCAATAGAGAATTGTAATTGAAACTAATATCCAAATCCTTCATTCCTGTAAGTTCGGGATATAGCTCAGTTGCCATATCTTTTACTATACTGATAATTCTTGAAATAAACTCATC